GGCGCTGGTCCTGACGAAATACACAGACTAGTAAATTTTTTACCTAATTTTGTAACTCCAAACTCAATGATTTTTGCATTAATGCCGCCCGGAATAAGAAAACAATTTGTATCTATCGGCAAAACCAATCTTACCAATTGTTCATTGCAAGGAAATACTCCTGAATTAATACAAGTATTAAGATTCATTGACGGCGATTCATTTAATTATGAAAAAATTTTAGTAAGTAAAACCATTAAAAGTATATGTGATGCTTTAAAAGTACCAGTAAAAATCTTGGATTTTGAAAGCATCTCAATGAGTTATATGAAGGATTGTGAATTTGAGCACAACATTTGGTTGCACAAAGACACTATAAGCATGTTAGAAGACAAGCAAATACCTTTAACTAAAAATGCCAGAGATTTAAATCATTGGGGCACAAAAATGCATATCAATATAGCACAAAAGATGTTAGATTCTGAATAAATAGTTGTGTAAAACTAAATAGATTGGCAATAACAATGAAAATAAACGATTTAAATGCTTTAAGCGAAGGCTTACAATATCATGTTAGCAACAACTTACCATTGAGCGAAAACATTTTTCGTCCAGGCAGTGAGGAGTTTTTTCGTTTAATTGACGAAGCTAGAGCCGCATTTAATCAAGGTAATCTTAAACTTGATTGGTTTGATCAAGAACTACTCAACACAGACATTGGTACTATTGTTGAATTGGCCAGTGGCGAAGAAGTTCCATTGGACATTCCGTTTTACGAAGACGAACAGCTAGATGAAGCAATTCCATATACAGGTAAAAGCCCTCAATACAAAGGTACACGTATACCAACTGATAATACAGCAGATGCTAAAGATATAACTAAAAAATCTAAAAAAGTAGATATGCCCGTTGATGCTATCGATGATTTTGATTTTAGCAACGTTGACAAAGAAAAACTTAAAAAAGTTGTAGCAGATCAAATAGCTACAATCAGCAACGAAAAAACTAGAAAAGTTATACAAGCAAGATTCGGCCTAGGACCTTTCAAAAAAGAGTATACTTTAGATCAAATTGCAAAAGCAATGGGAGTTAGTACAAACACCGTAAGACAACGTGAACAGAAGGGCTTGAGAATGTTAAAGCATCCAAGTCGTAGTAGAGATTTGCGTACATTTGCTTTCGAGGCACAGCTAGATGAAGCAGTTCCAGTTGCGGTAGTTTGGATAATCAAATGGGCTATTAGATACGGCGCATGGCCAATACTCAAATGGTTGTTAAAAAAGCATGGCGGTAAAATCTTTGGCGGCGCAGCAATAGCATACTACATTAACCAAGGTTGGGAATGGGTCGAAGGCGCAATTGGTGCTGAATACGCTCAGATGTTAATTGACAATGGATTTGAAATTGGAATGGCAGTGACATTTATTTTAGGTGCTGTAGCACTTAAAAGAATCATTGAACGTCAGGGCGCACGACTATTCAAAGTAAACGAAGCATTAATAGAAAACGAAGAATTAGTAAACGAAATTTGGGGTTTTGCAGCTGGTAGAAGCAAGAAGCGGGAGCCTTTTAAAAAGGTACCAGAGCCAAAAGATATTAGTGTAAGAGATAGAATAGCAGCAAGAAGAAAAGCTGCACACAAAGGCGACAAAAATGCCTGGAAAGCTGATAGTGCACTAGCAGTTAATGAAGCAAGTAACACCGGCACGTATCGTGATGAAGAAAACAATATTGATGTAAAATGGCAGAAGTTATCTAATGGAAGCAATGAATATTTTGACATCGAAGCATACAAAGATGGCAAAAGAGTAGAAATTAATAATCAACAAGCCGATCATTATATCTACATGATCAAACAAGACATGGATGAATCCGTTAACGAAGCTGAGTATCAAGGCAAGACTGTGACACTCAACACACCCAAGCGTGGCGGTAGTAAGAAGTTCTATGTATACACTAAAAACAAAAAAGGCAATGTAATTAAAGTTAGTTTTGGACAACAAGGCATGACTGTAAAAAAAGACAACCCAGGGCGTGTAAAAGCATTTGTTGACAGACACGATTGTAAAAACAAAAACGATCGTACCAAGGCTGGTTATTGGAGTTGTAGACTTCCACGTTACAAGAGCCTAGGTATCAAAGGTGGGCAGTGGTGGTGAAACCATACAATGATAAGCAAATTAACGAAACAACTAAAATAAGAACATTCGAATCAACTGTTGATTCAAGTGAATTGGTATGGCACCAAGATCACAACACTAGAAATGTAACTGTATTGGAAGGGCATGGCTGGGCATTACAGTTAGATAACCAATTACCTACGCAAATGTTGCCGGGAATAACCTATATAATCCCCGCAAAAATATTTCACAGAGTACTAAAAGGTGTTGACAATTTGGTTGTAGAGATTACAGAATCTATATAAATTTGCGCTAACATTTACGTATGCTGTAAATACAATATAACAAAGGAGTTACATTGTGTGCAGTCCATTTGTAAGAAAAGAAGCCAACAGACTTTTTTGGTTAGTTAAAGGTCACCTAATCCCCATATCAGAGCCAGACGATATTGTAGAAGGTTATTACGAAAGTTATTTCAAACGTTTGTGGAATAATGAATCTGGATGCTTAGATCAGTATGAACATGGATTTGAGCAAGCATGGGCAGAACGAGAAGCAGAAGAAATAAATCGAGTTGCTGTATTAGGTTACGATTAATAGTTGACAATCAGTGCTTCTTCCTGTAATATATAAGGAATTAAATATATTTAGAAGGTACAACTATGTCAGTCAGAAACTTTACACAAGAAGAAAAAGACAAACTTGCACAATTGATCCGTGAAGGAAGCACAATTATGCAAGAAGTCGAAGACCTTAACGGAGGTTTGAAAGACACTGTAAAAGCAATTGCTGAAGAAATGCAAATCAAGCCAGCAGTGCTTAACCGTGCAATTAAAATTGCACACAAAGGCGACTTTGCTCAAGCAAGCGAAGACTACAGCATCTTGGAAGATATCTTGGTAGCAGTAGGTAAAGACAATTAATGAGCTATGTCGACGCAATAATTGACAGAGAAACCGATCGAATCCATGTAGTAGAACGCATCAATGGCAAAAGAGTATACAATGAGTATCCTGCTAATTATGTTTTCTACTACAATGATCCTCGTGGTAAATTTAAAACTATCTACGGCACACCAGTGAGTAGATTTGCTACAAAAAGCGGAAAAGAATTTCAACGAGAAAAGCGAATGCACGATCCGGATAAACTCTGGGAAAGCGATATTAATCCAATTTTTAGGTGTTTAAGTGAACACTATTTGGAAGCAGATGCGCCTAAATTAAATGTTGCGTTTTTAGATATTGAGACTGACTATGATCCAACAAAAGGGTTTAGTAGTCCCGAAGAAGCATTTATGCCAATTACTGCTATTACAGTTCACCTGCAGTGGCTGGATCAACTGGTAACAGTCGCTATTCCTCCTAAAGGAATGAGCATGGAAACAGCAAATGAAATAGCTGCAAAATTTGACAACACTGTTATGTTTGCCAATGAAGCAGACATGCTAGAAACTACACTGGACTTGTTAGACGATGCTGACATTGTAAGTGGCTGGAACAGCGAAGGGTATGATATTCCATATATGGTTACTCGCACTACTAGAGTACTCAGTAAAAACGACACACGGCGATACTGTCTCTGGGATAAGTTACCTAAGAAAAGAAATTTTGAAAGGTTTGGTGCAGAAAACGTTACGTATGATCTAATTGGCAGAGTTCATGTTGACTATATGCAATTGTATCGCAAGTACACGTATGAAGAGCGCCACAGTTACAGTCTTGACGCTATTGGCGAGTACGAGCTTGGCGAAAACAAAATTGCGTACGATGGCACATTAGACCAACTATACAACAACGACTTTGAAAAGTTTATTGAATACAATAGACAGGACGTTGCACTACTCGATAAACTAGACAAAAAACTCAAGTTTCTTGACTTAGCAAACCAACTAGCACACGAGAACACTGTGTTGATGCCAACAACAATGGGTGCAGTTGCAGTTACAGAACAAGCTATTATTAACGAAGCACATCACAGAGGACTACAAGTTCCTAACAGAGTAAAACGTGAGCCTGGTAGTGATCCTGCCGCAGGTGCTTATGTTGCATTT